TGGTGCTACAAGTGATGGTGAAATTAGAGCTACTATTTTGTATCAACAAAATAATAACTTAAGCTAATAAAATAATGTGAGCTCCTTCGGGAGCTCACGACTAGGAGAATATATGGCAGACACGAATGTACGACAAACCATAGCTTTAGCAGCTGATGGACAAATACAAAAGTATGTAGGTACAACTGCTACTACAATCACTAAGGCTAGAATCATGGCAGTACAAGCTCAAGCGACAGCGGCTGGGGGAAGTGTTAAAATTTATAATGAATCTGATGATTCTAAAACTGCTTCTGCATTAGTATTTGAAGCTCAATGGGGAACCGCAGACAATTCTGATTTGTCTGTGAAGATTCCAGCAAATGGTATCTATTGTGATACCGGCATGTACGCTGATCTAACTAATTGTGATTTTTTAGTAGTTACTGGCACATTTACATAAGGAAGGAGTAGCATATGGCTAACACTACTTCTGGCTCTTATACATTTGATAAGACTTTTGCGATTGATGATACCATTGCAGAAGCATATGAACGTATTGGTCTAGTTGGATCATCAGGACATCAATTATTATCAGCAAGACGTTCCTTAAATTTACTTTTTCAAGAATGGGGAAATCGAGGAGTTCATTTTTGGGAAATAGGTCATGCGAATGTTAATCTTATTACTCCTGTAGCAGGCACAGGTGCAGGCAGAATTTATAAATTTTTTAGATCAAGCGGAGATGGCACTAATGCCGCGTGTACAGATAATGACGGTAGTACGACAACGACTGCTTTTTATGGTGTAACTGATATTATAAATTGTGCTTACAGAAAAGATTTAGCTAATACTTCAAGCCAAGCTGACACAGGCATGACTAAAGTTAGTCGAGATACTTATGCAGCTTTTGCTAATAAATTATCTACAGGAACCCCAAGTCAATGGTGGGTTCAAAGGTTCATTGACCATGTTTCATTAACCATTTATCCTACTCCAAGTACGACGGCTGTTAGTGAAGGACACTTAAGTATTTACTATGTTAAACGAGTTCAGGATGTGGATTCAACTTATACAGATGCGACGGATCTTCCTTATCGATTTTTACCAGCAATGGTTTCAGGACTAACTTTTATTTTATCTCAAAAATTTGCACCTCAACGAACACAGGAATTAAAACTTTTATACGAAGATGATTTCGCTAGAGCATTAGCCGAAGATGGCTCTGCAGCTAGTACTTATATAACCCCTAAAACTTATTATCCGAATATCTAATGGCAGGTTCAAGATTTGCAAAAGGTAGACACGCATTATCGATTTCTGATCGATCAGGAGCAGCTTTTCCTTATATAGAAATGGTTAGAGAATGGAATGGAGCCTGGGTTCATACTTCTGAATTTGAAATTAAACAACCTCAAATTCAACCAAGACCCGTGGGCGCTGATCCACAAGCGTTGCAGTTTGCGCGTACAGCTCGAACAGAATTTTATGTGCCAACAATTTTACCTAATAATCCTTTTTCAACTTCAGCTTCATCAACTACGGTAACGGTGACTCAACCAAATCATGGACGATATACTGGGGATGCAGTTCGATTTAGAAATGTATCATCTACTGTGGGAACAAATGTCACTCCTATTATTTTAATGCTGGAAACAACATTAGCTTCTGATCTAACAGATTCAGCAACCTCTTTGACTTTAACCGATTCGACAGCTTTTCCTTCTACAGGATATATTGTTGTACAGCCAGGAGCGGATACTAATGAAACTATTAAGTATACAGCTAATAATACTGGGACAGGAGTTCTTTCTGGTTTAACGAGAGGCTCTTCTGCACCTACTTATAATCTTACACCTTTAACCACAACGGCTTCAGCGCATTCAAGCGGAGATGAAGTTTTTGGTTCCTATATTATTACTAAAGTAGATGCTAGCTCTTATACCTTTACATTGGTGACAGCAGCGACTACAACAGAAGAAGGAGGAGGTTACCCGGCTTTTGCAGGTCCGGTTAACTCTAGAGCATAATGGCAGGATGGACATACGCAACACTAACGACAGCAATTGGTAATTATACTGAAGTAGGAACAGGTGTTCTTACATCAACGATTACAGATCAATTTATTGAAAATGCAGAATTTAGAATGCTGCGTGATGTTCCCATCGATGCGGATCGAAAACAACAATCAGGAAGTTTAGTTTCAGGACAACAAACCATTAACTGTCCAGCAGGCTGTTTGTTTACTAGAGGAATTCAAGTTTATACTTCAACGTCTGTTATCACAGGAGCAAATGTTTGGTTAATTAAAAGAGATCAAACTTTTTTAAATGAATATGTTGCCGCTAATACATCTACAGGAAGTCCTAAGTACTATGCACAGTTTGGGGGAGCTACAGGAACGACCGATACCACATCAGGACGCTACATGATTGCCCCTGTTCCAGACGCAGCTTATATGTTTCAGGTCCATTTTAACGCTAAACCAACCGCTTTGAGCTCTAGTAATACAACAACTTGGATGAGTCAGAATTTTCCAAATGGCTTTTTATATGCGACTCTAGTTGAGGCTTTTAGCTTTTTAAAAGGCCCAATGGACATGTTGACACTATATGAAAATAGATATAAACAGGAAGTAGAGAAATTTGCTGCAGAGCAAATTGGACGAAGACGAAGAGACGATTATACGGATGGCACGATTCGAATACCAATTGAATCGCCGCCCCAATAGGAATAAATTATGGCAAATACATCAGCAGTTTGTACCTCATTCAAAGTTTTACTCATGAAGGGTCAAATGGACTTTACCGCTTCTACAGGAGATAGTTTTAAAATTGCAATGTATGATAGTGCTGCAACTTTATCAGCATCAACAACGGACTATTCAACTTCAGAAGAAATTACAAATACCTCAGGAACTGGGTATACGGCAGGAGGAACAGCATTAACTAATATAACTCCTGTTTCAAGTAGCACAACTGCTTATACAGATTTTTCGGATGTCTCATGGACTGATTCATCTTTCACGGCAAACGCAGCTCTTATTTATAATACTACAACTGGCACTGGCTCATCGACAACTGATTCTGTTGCCGCAATTGCTTTTGGTGGAGATAAGACAGTTTCAAGCGGAACTTTCACAATTCAATTTCCAGCAGCAGCTGCTTCTACAGCCATACTTAGAATAGCATAAGGAGTCTTTCCTTATGGCAGACGTATCATCAGGATGGGGACGGTTAACCTGGGGACAGGCGGACTGGAACGATTCTTCAGTTTATAGTACAGGTTGGGGAGCTAAGACTTGGGGTGAAGAGAGTTGGGGAGAACTCAACGATGCCACAGTTTCAGTTACTGGACTTGAGGCTACTGCTTACTTAGGTGCTAATGAATGGGGATATAATGCTTGGGGTCGTGGGGCTTGGGGCTCTTATGCCATTGAGTATGAAATTAGTACTCTTCCAAGTGGAGTCTCAGCAACAGCTTCTCTCGGAAGTCCCGATATTAAATATTCATCTACACAAATACCAACTGGTGTAAGTTCAACTGCTTCTTTAGGAAGTCCTTCAATAAATAATGGTGCGGATCATACTCAAGGATTATCTGGCCAATCCGCAACTGCTTCAGTAGGAGCAATTACACCAGCGGATGTTATGGGACTCACAGGAGTTTCCGCAACCGCTTCAGTAGGAAGTCTTACAGTTGCTAGTATTGAATTAATAGATGTTACCGGTGTTTCTGCTACAGCGAGTGTAGGATCAATTAGTCTTGCTGAAATGACAGTGGGCTTGACAGGAGTGTCGGCTACTGCCAGTGTAGGATCAATTAGTCCTACCGAAATGACGATGGGATTAACTGGAGTTTCTGCTACAGCATCGGTTGGAGTGCCAGGAATTATTCATTATGCGGATATTGACACAGGTTCAAATACATCTTATAGTAATGTTGCAACTGGATCAAATACCAGCTATACGGATGTAACGGGTAAAGAAGCAGCTTAGGAAATTTATGGCATCAACATATAACTATTTAGGTATCGAAAAAATGGCAACCGGCGAGAATGCCGGAACTTGGGGTACCAAAACAAATACAAATTTAGATATTATTCAACAAGCCGCATCAGGCTATCATTCACAAACCATTGCGGGTGGAGCTCAAACTACAGCGCTATTAATGACGGATGGAGATGCTACATCTACGGCTGATAGTTTAACAAATGCTGCTCGTAATACGGTTATAGAATTAACAGGTTCAATTACAGGAAATCAAATTGTAACTTTCCCTACTGCTACAGAAGGATTGAAAGTTGTTTTTAATAATACAACTGATGGATCAGGTACTCCTACTGTTCAATTAAAAGGAGCATCAGATTCAGGATCCGGAACTACTTTCGCTGCTTCAGACAAGGGTTATAAACTTGTATACATGAGTGGTACAGACCTTGTTGATGTAGGAATGGGAACCGTTACAGCAAGTTCTACAACTACTTTTACAAATAAAACATTTACGGCTCCTAAATATGCAGATGGTGGCTTTGTCGCCGATGCTAATGGAAATGAAAATTTAGTCTGGGGTACAACAGGTTCAGCTGTTAACGAATTTAAAATAGCTAATGCAGCAACGGGCAATGGCCCTACTCTTTCTTCAGTTTCTACAAGTGGAACTGATTCAAACATAGATATTAATATTACACCAGCAGGAACAGGGAATGTTGTTTTAGCAGGAGATACAGTAGCCGTCGGAGATTCCGGCGCGGCAGCTACTCTAACTTCAAATGGTGCAGGAACTTTAAGTGTAACTACGGGTGGAGCAACTGATTTAATTTTAAATACAAATAGTGGAACTAACTCTGGAGTAATTCAAATTACGGATGGAGCTAATGGAGATATTGCAGTCACTCCTAATGGTAGTGGAGCAATTTTACTTGATGGTTTATCTTGGCCTACAGCTGATGGTACTGCAGACTATGTTTTAAAAACTGATGGATCTGCATCTTTATCTTGGACAGAAGTGTCCGGAGGAACTTCCTGGCAAGCAGTTAAAACAGCTTTGTTTACTGCAGTGGCAGGAGAAGGATATTTTTGTAATACGACTTCAGCTGCTTTTACAGCTACACTTCCTGCTGGCTCAATAGGAGACGAATGTACTTTTGTTGATTATGCAGGAACGTTTGATACTAATAATTTAACTGTCGGTCGTAATGGGTTAGATAAAATTAATGGAAGCGCTGCTGATTTAACCGTTGCTGTTGAACGAGCAGCTTTTACTTTAGTTTTTACAGATTCTACTCAAGGCTGGCTATTGAAGGATAAATAATAAATGGCTACGTATAAAGGTATACAGGGATATTTGGTTGAAAGTTTGGCAAGCGACCCATCTGCATCAGCGGATAATGAGGGAAAAATTTGGTATAATTCTGCTAGTAATGTTTGGAAAATAGGAACCGAAGGCGCAGGAGCCTGGGCTGCTGGTACAAATTTAAACACAGCTAGACAGCAAGACGCAGGTGCAGGAGCTAGTAATACTAACGCTTTATGTTTTGGAGGCCAGGCATCCACTTCACAAATGGCTAATAATGAAACTTATAATGGGACGACTTGGACTGAAGTTAATAATTTAAATGCTGCAAGAAGATTAATTGACGGGATTGGAACAACAAATACTGCAGCTTTAGCTGCTGGAGGTTATAATGATCCTGGTTATCAATTAGTTTGCGAAATTTGGGATGGAACTTGCTGGACAGAAGTTAATAATTTAACTTCAGCAAAAGGTGCTGGTGGAGCGGCAGGAACTTCAACGGCAGGATTATCTTTTGGAGGTGTTCCTGGTAGCCCGACGGCAACATGTGAAACATGGGATGGCACGTGTTGGACCGAAGTGAATGATTTAAATGATGGAAGACTTTCTTTAGGTGGTGCGGGAGTAACAAATACTGCAGCTCTAGCTTTTGGCGGGCTCTCTCCTGGTAACACAGCAAATACAGAAAAATGGGATGGTACGTGTTGGACAGAAGTTAATAATTTAAATACAGCTAGACATTATTTAGCTAGCGCTGGAACTAGTACAGCGGCGTTAGCCGCAGGGGGTAATTCAGGATCTGCTACTGCTGTCACCGAAAAATATGATGGAACTTCTTGGACTGAAGTTGGAGATTTAGCAACTGCAAGACAGGAGTTCCCTGGAGCAGGAATAACAAATACAGACTCAATAGTTTTTGGAGGAGGCCCTCCAACGGCAGGACTAACTGCAACCGAAGAATGGAGCGATCCAGTTTATTCAATCAAAACCGTGACAGTGAGTTAATAATGAGATATAACAAATTTTAATAACAAGGAGGAAACTATGGCAAATACATATTGTACAGCGATT